CCACACTTCCCAATAGTAGCCAGTCGAGTTTCCATCAGCCGTTTTGCGACACGTGATCCCGACAATTTCTAAATAGGTCGCCGTGTGATTGAGGGATGCAATAGTGGCTTGCACATAATGATCGTCTGTATCAACTGTCCCTGTATAGGCTCCTGCGTCGTCAGCCCCTGATGAATTATAGGAAGCCACATTACTGACAATTTCCCATGATGTTCCGGTGCCATACTCTGTCCAGGTCAGGTCACATGTCAGAGAAGTTGAGTCCACACAATTCCAATCTTCTGTGATCGTGGCTCCCCACGAGATCGAGCCCCAGCACAGCACCAACACCAGACTTGCTAAGAATCGTCGCATCATTGCACATCCTCCTCTTCGGTTAATCGCTCAAACTATTAGCTGATATTTGCAGCAAGGCCGTCCCGCTCAATCGGATGTCGGCAATCTGTCCAGGAGCCGCCGAGACATTGCACTGTCCTTTGACATGCGCGCCCGCTGCCAGCGTCCCATTTAACGTAAACGTCGCACTGGCTGATTCTGGTCTACTTTGCGTGTCAAACGTCGTAAAAGAAACGGACTGTTGGTTCGTCGTATCATGCGCGGCGTAGGCATCTGTGCCTGGCCGAATGGCCTTCGCCGCGCATTGCAGGGTAAATGTTCCTGTCGGGCTCGCGTTCTTATTGACGGCAATCATTGTGATGGTCCACGAGGTGTCCTCTGCGATACGCGTGACAACTGGCAGATCGAAGGCGACGGCATCGCCAGTAGTATCCGCGCAGGTGATCCACTCGGCCAATGGATCATTGGCCACAATCGACTCCTCGGCCACTGCACAATCCCCTGATGGTCGCAACGGTACAAACACGGTCAGTAATGGCTGATGAATGGCATCAAACCGATATTTGTCATTCTGCGAAGATCCGCTAGGCTTGAACGTCAACATATCCACTTCATTGGCTACATCATAAAATGCACCAGTTTTACCAGGGCTGATTTTCAGTTTGCGATTCATCGCAACGCACGGCTCGATTGTTGGCCCATCAGCAGAATGGTAAAAGGCCTCAAGACATTCAGTATCACTGATGCCTATTTGAACCGGCTTCGATTCGCTCGCGCCATCAATTTTTGGTCCATTGTCGAACCCAATATCAAGCGTGACAGTATCTCGGGCGGAGATGATTGCTGAGGCTATGGCCGATTCAATTCTTTCGTAGTAGGCTTTCACGAACGCGAGGTAGAGTTTATAGATACTGGTCGAGGAATTATGGGCGCTGGCATTCGTGCCATCCTGCCCGCGCACAATCGTCAAGACATCGCCGCTGCGGTTCGTGACTTGAATGATCTCGACATTCGGGTCGAGGTCTGGACTGCCATAGATCGTCGCATCCCACCAAACGAGATAGAATGGAAAGGTTGAAGGGAGCTTGCTGCCGTCGCCAGTTGCGAGCGTGATGGATGTGACCGCGTTGTCGTAACCCTGCGAGGCTGTCACAATGGCAAAATTCGTCACAGGGTATAATTGCGTGTCCGATATTTGCGCGTGCGCCCGCTGATAGGACAGAGGGCAGAAGAGAAAACAGAGAATTAAGATCGCCTTGAGCAATAGCCTGTTCATTCCTTCACCCCCGTTAGACATACTCAATACTAACTTTTCCATCTTTTCCAGCCTCTCCATTATCAGTTCCGCCGCCCCCCGCGCCGCCCGCGCCTCCTGATGGAATCGTGATAGTGTATGAATCGCCAGGCGTTACGTCGATGACTTTTTCGGCATATGCTCCCGCGCCTCCGCTCCCTCCTTGGCATGTCGCTGAACCATTCCAATACACGCCGCCGCGCCCGCCTGGCATTCCGCGCCCTGGCAGAACAAGATCACCAATGCCAACCGTGGCATCCGCTCCATTCTTACTACTCAGCGCATTGATGGGCATCGACGCAAAAGGCCCACCGCTCCCGCCATTCGCAGAGACAAGGGACCCGAACGAGGCCGCCGCAGGCGAACCTCCGGCCTCTTGATCTATTGGCGTGAATGATTCGCCAGAACTTGCCCCGCCACCGCCTGGACCCCACACGCGGACCTTGGCGCGATATTGTCCAGCCGGAATCTTGAATGTTCCGGATGAGAGTGTTGCGACATGATTTTTGAAAATTCGTGTGTCCGTTGTCGAAGTGACTGCGCTGCCGCTGGTGGTTGCCGTGCCAAGTTGCAATGAAGAAGTCGGCGGCGTGCCGCTGGTATTGTCTTCGATTTCCAGGCCGCTAATGAGCGTGCCGGAATAGACGAGCTTGATAAAAATGTATGAGGTATTCGAGGCAGGCAATGTAATGTCCGTCGCGGGCCATTCGCAATAATGCCCCTCAAGGATCGCCGCTCCGGCAGGAATCGTAATGGTCAAATCAGCATCGCTGGAAGGGAGATTCCCGCCTGTCAACATATAATTATTACGGCGAGCGACTGAGCCCCACCGTTTGCGGGCTTGCGCTTCGAGGAACTTGTTGCCATCGCCTGCGCTCCCACCCACGCCTGAGCCGTAGACATCGTTTTGAGTTGGCCAGATCAATTCGCCTGTGGTCGCTGTGCTTCCCATTCCTTAGCCTCTATGCTTGGGTGATTTCCCATTGATAGACGATGATTTTGCTCGCGTCTTTGGCTTTGTCGGCATGAACGACGCGAGATAACATCTGCGTGTTATCATTGAACAGTCCCGCTTCCCTGAATGTCACCCCGTTGCCTTGCGTCGTCCCCATGATATAGCGGGCAATCGCGATGCCGTTGGTCGTGTCATCGTCGACGCTGACGGAGACCAGAGGACCCCTAATGACTTCCTGATAGAGCGCCGTGTCACTGGCCGCCGCTGCGGTGTTATTCGTACCCGCTGCGAGGTATTGCACAAAATGGGTATGCTGGCCAAAGAGCAGATCCAGCGCCAGCCGTTTGCCGATCAGCGTGATAGTATTGTTCGGCGTTTCGCGTGATAGTACGCGGCCTGTCGCCGCGTCCAATTCAATGACGGTCAAGCGGCCCTTCAAAGCTGCATACTCGAAGATTCTCATCCCCACTCCGTTTCGCCTATAATGGCCGTCCCCCAAACATCCGCCACATCGGCGGGGTTTGTCACCGTCACCAGTTCGGAGAGCGTCGCTGTTTCAGGGAAGAAATCTAGCTGGCTGAGTATTTCTTGTTCGCGATTACGAATAGGATTCCGCTTGAACACCCGCTTCCAGAATTCAGCAAAGTTTCCGCGCAATTCTCCCGTTGTCGCCTGCACGCGATACTTCCGCGTCCCCCAGGCGAAGCCTTGCGTCGACATCTGCATGATAAAATACGTAGCGGCGCTCAAGCCCATTGGCGCAATGGTGAGCGTGACTTGCTGGCCGACCATGAGCCCATCGCGGTCTGTTTCAAATTCCACATCCGACCCGAGCGCATAGCGTCGTAGTAACCCGACTGCCCGCTGCTGCACGACTTCCTCCCCGTCAAGATCGCCTTCGTTCGCAATCTGTTCATAGCGCCCACTGCCACCCTCGACGGCTTGCCGTTCGGCTATCGAGGATGGATCTTGCGCTTGCGAGAGGATTTTGAACAACCCTTCATAGGTGACGTTCAGGCTATCGTTGACTGGGATGACCGTATCGTCCTTGTCCTGCCCGATGGTGTTGTCCCCCACCGACCAATAAAAACGCTTGCCCGTATCGACGCCACGGATGCCAATGTCACTGTCGGAGACTTCAGCGCCGTCAATATCGAGCGCGGGCTTTGAGGCCAGCGGATATTCAACCGTCCAGGTACGGGTTTCCCCATCGCCCGGGAAGGATTCAGTGCGCTCAACCGTGATGCCATTGCCCCCCTCAATCACTTGCACGTTGCGGAACTGTTCAAGCGAGTCGACATCGGAATAGTTGAGTAGATAGGCGTTCGTGCCGATGTCGATGGTGAATGGTGCCGTTTTGACCGTGCGCGGTCCTGCGTTGAAGGCTTTAGTGTAGTCGATTTCCCAGAAGTAGCCGGTTTCGTTGTAGAGCGTATCAAGTGCCTGCGCGACGGTGACATTGCTGAAGACGATCTTATCCACCAGCGGACCAGTGGCAATTGTTCCGGCAATAACGCCTTCCTGAGCGAGAATGTTATTGATGATGTCCGCGTAGATTTCATGAAGGTAGACACTGGCGTAAATTTCCGCAATCAAGCGCCGGTCAGCCAAGGCGTTTCTATCGACGCATTCAAGATCAATCAGAAGGTAGCCATTTGCGACATGATTGCCCGCAAACCGCGATTCGCGACGATAGACATTGCCCGCGAAGAGAATCGTCTCATTATACTTGAACAGCACTTCTTCGCCGCGCCCCGGCCGGAAGCCATCGTTCGACGCCATATGAATGGTTAGCGTATTGCGCCCATTCGCCTGTTCCTGCTTGTCAAAGCCGTTGAAGAGAACATATTGAATCGCGTCAGTGCGTGCGCCAATGGTGAGGCTATAGCCGGGTTCCGACAATGACCCGGCAGGCAACCCGCCGAATGGAGCCCTACCGAATGGAAAACTGCCGAGTGGTGCCATCTTAAATTCCTAGCGCGTAGACCCGCTTCATCGTGTAGTCAGCACTCGCCCGACCAATCAAATCCTTGTCGAGCATGACGTATATTTCCTGCTTGGTATTGCTCTCCGCTGATTTCATGCCCATCATTTCAGACATGAAGGCCGCGCCGGTTGAGTTTAAGGGAATAACGGCTTCCGGTGATCCGCCTTCGCCAATCAAGGCGCTAATCGGACCAGTGGCAATACCGCCCAGTGCCATCGCTGCCGATGGCATCGCTAAGGCTGCTGCCGCTCCGGTTGCGGCCTGTATTGCTGCCAATCCTGCGGCGGTCAATAAGGCTGACGATTGCCCCAGAAGACCTGCGGCTGCCGAGACAGGGCCAGAGAGGGGAGCCGTAACCACACCAGCGGCCAGCGCCGAGGCAATCGCCGTCAGCATGGCCGTGACAGACAACATGACGGCTTCCATAATCAAGATTGCGCCGGTTCCGACTGCGGCTATCGAGGAGAGAGACGCGATTGACGCCACTGCAATGGCTTTGTTGGTTCCTTCTGTCAACGCCAAACGCGCCGCCTCTGATTGTGCAGCAATAGCGGTCTTGGCGGCCTCGAAGGCTTCCTGTTGGCCTAATAGCGTCGTTTTGGTGGCAAGGTCTTGCGCTTCCGCTGTGGCTTGCCCGGCTTCATCCAACGCGAATTTTCGCGCCCATGATTGCGCCCAAACCGCCACCGCCTGCACGCCTGTATTGAGAACGCCTTGCAAGAGGGCGATTTGCGTCTGTTGCCATACGGACTTGATGACTTCCGTGAAACTGTCCCACCTAACGAGAGCTTGCGCGAGGCCAGAAGTCCACGAAGAGACAATGGTGCCGATAGAAAAGGCATTGCTCGACACCAGAGCTTGTAATTGTTGCTCCCAGAATCCAGGGAATTGCCGAACTAATCCACGGCGCTTCTGATCGAATTCAAGCCAAAGTTGCCATTTTTTCTCTTCCAGTTGCTCAGCGGTCTGTCCTTCCTGCCTGGCGGTTTCATTAAGCAATGCCAGTTTTTCGGCTTCCTGTTTCTTGAGGAGTTCAAATCCGGCTTCCCTGGCGGCGTCCGCCGCTCCGATGAGTGTCGGGTAACTTTGATAGAATTCCGCCTGATTATCGAAAAACTTTTGCGCCTCAGCCGTTTGCTCTTGCAGCGTGGCAATATAGTCCTTGGCCGTGGCCGCTCGCATCCGCTCGCTGCCGACCACATCAAGCGCCTTGTCCTGATTATGAATCGCCAAGAGCCGCGCCTCTTCATTCGTCAATTCCGGCATGAGTTCCATCAGCGCCTTGACGGCGTAGGTTTGCTCGTTGCCTTTCGTGGGATCGAATTTGAAGAGTTCGAGCGGCGTGGTTTCAATCTGATTGGCGAATTTCTCGCGCAACATGAAGAGTTCGCCAAGGGCTTGTTGTTCTCGCTTATAGGCGTCAATATGTTCGGTGCGTAGCTTTTCACCGAGGAAAACCTGCACATTGTCGGAAAAGGGTTTGTGCATAATGGGGGGAGCCATCCCCCCGCCTTTTGTTCCGCCGCCTTTCCCGCCTGTCGGTGGGGGAGTGGGTGCGGGAGGCCCAAAGACTTCGCCCTTTGGCTTGAAGTTCTCCACAATATTGTTGAATGAATCAATTAAGTCCTGTGCGTCGCGCTCCATCGACCCGCGCCAGGATTCCATCTCCGTTTCCCAGACGCCTCGCGCTTTCTTGATGGCATCTCCGACGCCAAGCGGGAGGAGTTCGAACGGCTTCATGAATTCGACAACGAAATAGAAGACCGACGCGGCGACGGCATCAAAGAACCATTGAAAGATATTGAAGGCGGCCTTGAGCAAATTTCCGATGATGGAGAGGAGTCCCGAATCTTGAATCTTCCCGAGATCGCTCGCCAGTTCGTGAACATTCCGCGCAATGCCAGGCAACTCTTTCGAGACTTCGCGCAAGCCAGCGGCGGCCCCTTCGGCAAACTCTTTGATTTTCTGCTTCAGGAGTTGATTGTTGGCGCGATACCAGGCCAGGAATTCCTGCACAACATCATTCAGAACGGGTAGGAAGGCTTCACCGAAGATGTTCCGCACGCCTTCGGCCACAATGCCGACTTTCCTCAGATTGTCGTTGAATTCCTCGCCCGCCCTGGATGATGCTTCGGTGAATCCGTAGCCAAGCTCGCGCACTTCTCGCTCAAGGTCCTTCATGGCCGCCGAGCCCTTAATAAGCATCGGCAAGTTTTCTTGGCCTGCGCGGGTCAACAGCTTTTGCGTGACAGCGGCCCGCTCTGTAGCATTCCCCATCGTCGCAAGACGGTCAGAGAATTCATACATCAATTGCTGAGCGGTTTTGAGTTGACCCTGCCCATTATAGATTTCGATGTTCAGTTGCTTGAAGACGTCCGCATATTCCTTTGACCCGCGTGCGGCCTCAAAGGTACTGACGGACATTTGACGATAGGCATTCTGAAGAGATTCGACGCTCCCGCCTGAGAGCAAGGCCACTTCGCGCAGATCCGATAGGCGCTCTACCGTGTCGCCGGTCTTATCGCTGAGCTTAGCGAGTTCGTCGCCTGACGCCGCATAGGATTGCGTGACTTTCGCCATGACGGCAAACGCTGCCGTGGCCGCTGCCGTGATGGCCGCAATCCCAGCCGCCGCAATCTTACCCGCCTTCGCAAGCTGTTCGCCAAAGTCATCGCCGTCCTTGCCGGTTTTCTTGAGGCCCTTGGAGGCTTTCTCAAGATCCGACAGAAACTTGGCCGTGCTGGCGGCCAGTTCGACCCGTAAGGCTCCAATAGGATCAGCCATTACGATGCGTCCTTTTTGCGTGCCGCTGGCTTTGCGGTTTTCTTTGGCTGGTTTGCCGGGCTATTGACCAGTGCGTCCACACATCGCGCCATTGCCCAAAATTGCGCCTCAGTCTGGCGCTTCGGCTGAGGCGGCTTGCCTTGCGCGGCATTGGCCAAGGCTCGCCGCAATTCATTGAGCAGCTTGTCAAGGTCATCCTTCCCGATCTTTTTCTTTCTCGCAAAGTATTCTGTATGGAATGCGGCGGTAAGCGCCCGCTCCCAGGCGTCGAGCGTGGCGCGTTCCTGCGCCTTCCGGCGTCCTGCGATATAGACGGTGAGCTCACGCGGCGTCAGCCTCCAAAATTGCGCGGGCCTTAAGCCTGCTTCGCAAGCGGCGGCAAGGAGCAGGAACCAGTCCCACTCTTGGCTATCTCCCCCGCCGCCTCCGCGTTTCCCTCGTTCGGTTTCGGGAATGCGCCGGTTAAAGCCGCGATACAGCCTGCCGTGATGGCGTTGAAATCGCCGTCAGAGAGCAGATCGCCGCATCGTTCCAGCGTCATGGATTTATAGTTGCGCTGCATTCCGGCAAAGAATAGCGCCCGAATCCCTGCGAACCACATTTCGCCGCGCTTGGCCCGTTCGCTGAAATCGGCAAACGTCATGCCAAGCGTTTGCTCCAAGACGCAAATCGCGTTGCAGTCATAGACCAGCGAGAAGGTTTTGTCCCCCACGGCAACAATGCCTTCCCCCCGCATTGATTGCTTCCCATTGCATTATCCTTTCTCTTGCAAGCCGCCTCGCTGGCCCATCGCCGCTTAGGCGATTGGCGTCACAGGCACGGCGGACCCTTGCACGGTGATGGTTAATTCAAACGTCAGCCGGTCATCATTTGAAAATTCCGTGGCGGATACTTCCTTCACGAAGCCGACGAAGGTCCACATCAGATCTAGGCTTGTGTTGCTCTTGATCTTGAAATTTTTCTTGGTGCCAAGTAGGCCGTAGAGTAGCGGCCCGTTCGCTGTCGTGGCATTGACCGTGATCTTGGCATCCGTGGCATCCTTGATCGTCGCGATTTTCTCGCGGAACTTGTTGTCACTGGTCAGATGGGTGATGTCGATTTGATCGACTGATCCGCCAGGCGGTTGGATCGTGACCGCTTCGGCAACCGGCGTGTAGGTTTCCGGGCTCGTATCCTGTCCGACTTCGAAGGTTGCCCCGTAGCCAATGTCTGCAACTGAAAGTGCCATGATTCGTCCCCCCGGGTTATGCGCTAGGAGGCGAACAACTCAGCGAGGCGGGCGCGTGGCTGAGTGGCGTGCTAGGCGAGTGATTAGAGTCTATTGATCCGCTGTAGAATGATGGTTTTCCATGCGTCCCTTTCCTCTTTTCGCATGGCGCTGATGACCTTCGCCATCCCTTCAAGATGCCGGTGCATCGTCTTCCAGGTTTCCGGCGTCGATGGCGCTAGTTTATCGAATCCATACGGAATAATCGCACACCCTCCGATACAAGAGCGGTTCTGACTCATAGAAATCGCGCTCCATCTCAAGAAAGGCCCCGCTAATCTGCACGCCGGGCGAACCTGTCGAGCCTGAAGCCCCATTGAAGAAAGCCCGCAAGGCGGCCCCCACGGCGGACACTTCCAGGCGCGTCAAGGCGTAAATATCAAACTGGATCAGCACTCTATCGAGCGCAACCGGCCCGTCGAGCGTGTGCAATGTCTGGCTAGTGATTTGTTGATAGGTCATCGCCGGGAAGGTCGGCGCTTGCGGCAGAATCGTAGGATAGACCCGCGTGCCGAGCAGAGCCGCTATGCCGCTATCGCTCAGCAAGTATGTGCGGATGTATTCCAGCGTCATGCCTTCTTCGCCATTCTCGCCTTGGCCTTTTCAATCTGCCGCCAGATCAATTCACCAAAGCGTTTCAACACTTGTTCTTTGGTCGCTTCCCAGGCCGGACGCAGGACGGGACGCGCAGGCGTGCCGGGATGGAAGACGGTTGTGCCATAGACGCCTTCCTTGCCTGCCAAGGCTTCCTTGAATTCCGCCGCAATGGGATGCGGACCCGTCCCGAATTCAATCAAGTGTGCCTTCCGATCCGTTGAACCCACGTACATCACCGCCTGCGACTTTTCCGACCCGCGCAAGAGCCGCTTCTGTCGCCGTGAGAGCGTGGTCTTGATGGTAAAGGAGCGGGCGAATCGTCCCGTTTTTTGAAAGGCGGCCGCATTGGCTTGCGCGGCTTCCAATGTCGGCTTGGCGGCCTGCTTCAAGGTCGCGGCCAGAACTTGCTTGCCGATGCGATTCGGGAGGCTCGACAGCACTTCATTGATGTCATCAAGCCCGGTGACATGCGCTTCCAGCATCAGCTTTCACTCCTCACGTAGAGGTCAAGCTCCATCCCTTCCGTGCGTCCGATTGGCCGGATGTCGCGAATGTCCCAATCTTTTGACCGAAATCGAATTTTATCGGTGACACTCAAGCCCGCCCAATATTCACGCAATTCCAGCACAATGACGGCGCTGCCGATGACTTGCTGTGAGGCGAACCGTTCGCCGCCGCGCTGTGGCACTTCCCGACACTAGACCGAATATGCCGTTGGTGTAAATGTTTCTATTTCCTGTCCGCTACCATCTTGCGCGACGCTCCGCAATAAGAACGTCGCTTGTTGATCGAAGTCCGCAATGTGTCTAGTGGCATTGGCCAGCATTACAGCAAGTCCACGCGATACCGGGCGATGAATGATTCTAAATCAATTGGCAAACTCTGGGCGCTGGTTCCGACAATGATCGGCGTCCGATGCTGGTACATGTGCGACATGAGCAACTTGACCGCCACAATCAACGGTGCAGGCACATCAGAAGCCGCGTCCCCATACCCGGCTTTGAATCGCACGCGAACCGTATTGATGGAGTCCAGCGTCTCGGGCCATGAATAGCCGTCGACGGGTAAGATCCAGCCCGGCTGTGATGCCGTATCAACCACATAATTGGCCACCGAGATCGTTTGCTCAACCTGCGCCGGATCATCGTATTTGATGCTGACAATCGACTGAAGCGGCGGCAATGGAATGCGTATCTCGTTCGCGGGAAACGTATCAAGGACTAATTCCCATGTGGCCGTAACGAGTTGCCGACCAAGTTCGCCATCCTTCCCGTCGAGCCATTCACGCGCCGCCTTAATATAGGCCGTCAGCAAACTATCGTCTGGATGCGTGGCCGGTGATCCGGTGGCCGTGAGGCGTAATTGTGCCCGCGCTTCGGCTAGTGTCATCGGCTCCACGGCAGGCGGTGAGATGAGGCGCAAATTCTGCTTGATTCCATCCAGCATAGCTTATCCCCTCCGGCGCAGACCCCTGAACGCGAGACGGCGCACGCCTGCAAAGACGGCGCGAGCCGGTTGCCGTGCCGCCTGTCTCAAGGCTCCATGAATATTCGCAGGCCGTGGAGGCTGTCCGCCCACCGCAACGAGGTCATCATCCTGCAATGTTTGTGACAGCGTGCAGAGAATTTCTTGCTCTGATGATCCGGTAGCTATCAGGCTGTCATTGCCGAGTATTGCATTGACAATCGCCTCAATCGTGGCCTGTCCCGCACTCGCCAGACTGTCATTATCGAGCGTGCTGGAGAGATCGCCCTGCACGGAGACTGCGCCGTCACATAGAACGCCGTCATTATTCAGGATGGCGGTGAGTTGCGCGTCGACATCCGCAATCGCGTCGGCGCTGAGTATATCGTTGTCGAGCGTGACAGATAGCGAGGCTGAAATGGTATTCCCTACCGTCCCCTGTGCGTCGACGGTATCGTTGCCCGTTGTTGCATTGACGGAAGCGGAGATGTCTACCGTGCCGGATGCGCTAATGGTTTCGTTCGCCTCTGTTTGCGTGAGCGTGCCTTGAACGTCGACCATTACAGCGGCGCTGACTGAATCATCCTGTCCGGTTTGTGCGAGAGCGGCTTGCACATCGACGGCGGCGCTCGCTGTCGCGGCATCATTCTCAAGGGTTTGATTGAGCGATGCGGAGATGCCACCCGTTGAGGCTTGCGCGTCAACCGTATCATTGTCGAGCGTATTAGAGAGCGATGCGGAGACATCCACCGTGACTTGCCCGCTGATCGAATCATCCCCAAGCGTGACGGATGCCGCCGCCTGCACATCAAGAGTCGCAAGGGCCGTAATGCTATCGTCTGCCAGCGTTGGCGTGGCGACGGCGGCAACGTCAGCCTGGGCTTGCCCTGAAAGGCTGTCGTTGTCGAGCGTTTGCGACACGGACGCAGTGATGCCGCCCGCGCTTTCAAGATTGAGTTGGAATAGTGTAAGTAAGCTCACCCGACCCCCAACAATGGCAAGCGGTTCGAACTTGGCGCTGCCGTCGCAATGTTATATGTGCCCGTCAATTCTGCCGCAAAGACGCGTTCTTCAAGGGTATCACCCGCCATCGACTTCGAGATTGTCCAACTGATTCTCGCAATGGCTCCATCCCAGACTGATTTGTCTGCCGAGGTATCCACTCCCGTAAAGGCAAGGGCTCCCGATGTTGTATCATTCGTCGTGATCGAACTGGCAATGGTTCGCGCATCGGTTAAAGGCGTCGATCCATCAGATCGAAAGATTTGCACAACGAGGCTACTCCATGTGTTGACCTGCGAGCCCGTTTGCCATCCATAGCGGAGATTGACCAGGAGCGTGAGCATCGTGCCAAAATCAGACGGCATATCGCTGAGTGCGTAATCCGCCGTGCCCGTATGGTTGGTGTTGCTGGTATCATGTACGTCCGTTGACAAGGAGGCCGACGCAATCACTTCAAGGACTGGCGGCGTGCCCGTCTCAGCGGTATTGGAAAAGTTGCTCCCAGTTCCAAAGGCGAGTGTCGGCAGGCTTGCCATCTAGTGACAGGCTCCACAGGTTGCGCACGTTTCGCCGTGGCGCGGGAGATCCGCGCATCCCAGACCAGGCCATAGCCTGTCCATCATGGGTTTTACCGTCGCAATCCAACGCGGGTCTTGATAGACCGCGTTCCAGTTGCCATGCTCGCGCCGCAAGCCGCAGGCAATCGAGCGGCCTTCCACGGTCCCTACCTCGAAGAAGGGACAGAGCGTGCCGTCAACCCAACAACAATGATTATCCGGCGTGCCCTGGCACGGTGTTGTTTCGGCGCTCATTTATATACCACGTTTAAGACTACATCCCCCGCTGATACGCTCCCCGTCCCATCGTTGGCCGACGTAATACAGAAGCCGATACCAGTCCCAAAGGCTACGCCAGGATCGAGTTGAATATTCGTACCCGCGCCGGTTGTTTGCCCAGGCACAATAAATGTCGCGATGATCGAGGCATTGCAGGTCGGAGATCCAGACGTATTATAGAGATGCACGAAGCGGGCGCTCGCGCTCACATTCGAGGCAATAATTTGATAGACCTGCCCCGCCGATGATTTCACATTCGTTGCATTGGTACTGGCCGCTGCGACGGTGCGCGAAATGGAGGTGCCTCCACTGGTTGCAGGCTGTCGGGAGACGAGCCACGGTGTTGTATTAGCCGTATTTCCAGGCTGTACCGTCCAGGTCCCAGATTGCGCCGCCTGTGTCGCGAACGTGCCCGCGTTGGTGACGTTGTGGGATGGGACGCTTGACAGCGCCACATTCAATTCATTCGAGGCGTTGACATTCGCCCCGCGCCCATTGCCCGCCGCGTCCCGAATTTGCCCGTACAAGACGCCTTGCGAGGACATGCGGAGATTGCCAAACTGATTTTCCGTGACCGTTTGCGGGCCGGTGTCATCGTACTGGCCGACAATCTGCGTCGCCGTTATCCCTGTTCCTGCGCTGTTCAATCCATTCGTCGCTTCAGTTCCGCCAATGCACGGCGCAGAATTCGAGGTCGCCGGATCTTCGCAATAGATTTGGACGGCTGTAGGCTTCTGCTGCGCGTCGGCCCACGGCAGACTCATGAGTCCTGCCAGGACTACCAAACCCAGAATAATCATCCGCGTGCGTGTCATGCGATACCTCATTGCATCCCTAAAATGGTGGCAATCACATTCGTCGCTGACCCGAGCGTGATCGAAACGCAGCGTGACCGGAAGTAGAGGAATGGCCCAGCACTCTGTTGATAGACAACAGCCCCATCCGCGTTCGCGCCAAACTCTCCGGCGTTGCTATGTTCTAAGATCGTCTGATAGTTCGTGCCGTCGAGACTCCCCTCCAGCACCACGTTCCATGCGGTTGGCGTCGCCGTGGTCCCCTTCACTTGCAACCCAAACCGCGTGCAGGGACGAGTCGAGACATTGACCTGCGTGCCATTGGCGGCGACGGTAAAGGTATCCTGCCGCGTCGCGAAGGCGAGCCCCACCGGCAACGGGTTCGCCCGTTCAATATCACCATCGTTGGTATTATCCGGCCCATGAATGAGCTTGATGCGCTGATATTTGGCCCCGCCAATTTCATCAGATGCGATAATGTCGCCGCCAGTTCCAGCATTCAGTGTTGTGTTGTCAGCCATTGCTTGCCCCTTATGGGTTGCCAGCCGTCAAGGTGAAGGTTGTGACGGTCACTTGTTGCGATGTCGCAATGCTGGTGTTATCCAATTCCATGACGCCGCCTCCACCCGTCGCGGTAATATTCCCCTGAATGTGCGTGGTAAATGGAGAAGCGGCATTCTTGACGCGGAAATATCCCGCTGTGCCGTTGGTGATGCCGGTGCTCTGCCAGGTTCCAGACTTGGCTTTTGACGCCGCCGACGCCGCCGCCATCCAATCGGACGGCAAGGTCATCTCAACCAGTTTTGTGCCGCTGTCGGCATCAGTAATATTGGTTGGTTCCGTTCCGGTGAAGATTTGCAACAAAGGCGTTGTGCCAATGGTTGACTCCACGGCATCGAGCCGCGCATTACGTACCGCCACTGAGAATTTCATTGCCATGATTCAGCCCTCCATTGCCGTGTGAATATGCTCCCATGCGAATCCGCTTGATAATTCGTCCAGCCTCCACTGCGTATAGGCGAGCCAGTGCGCCCATGCGTGCCGATCCGGCTGCACGCGGTCAGTGCTCAGTTGATGGCTTGTCACATCCCAGGCCATTGCGCCCTCATCCAGCGTGACGGTAGGCACGCCAGCAAGGACGGATTCAACGGATGACGTTGAGTTGAATGCCACGGCGAACGAGGCGCCTGCCAAGTCTTCCGCAAGAGTCCCGTTGCTTTCCTCTGCGCCGTCCGGCGTGGTCAGGTGGCCGAGTTTTCGACAGAGCGGATGCGGACGGAAGACCACATCATAGCCCAAGGTTCGCAGCATGTTCGTTTGCGCTTGCGCCCATGACTGAAAACCGCTTGGCAGGCCATAGAGCGAGAAATCACCGGGAACTTGCCCGAGAAGTAACGCATAGCCTTCTGTCTGGATGCGCCACGGTTCGATGAAGTCCGCATAAAGCGCCTTCCATCGTTGCCCGCCATCCTCGACCTTCGGATAGCGCCCGCGACGCTGCAAGCCGTTCCAGCCGCATGAGGTATAGGTCAACCGCGTGAGATCGCGTCCGCCAATATGTCCCGCCTCCATGACCAGAAGGCGCGGCGTCGCCTCTTTGACGCGAGGATGCTTAAAGGGAGAGCCCCAAATCACGGCAAAATCGCATGGTGCTGGTTCATCGAATCCGGCCCACGATACCTCGATGCCGTGCCGCTCCAAGCCGGACTTCATGGCCGCGCCATGCGTTTTCTGATGCTCAAAATTGTTGACATGGATGACGGCTTTCATCGTTCGGCCACCCAGCCAGGCGACGCCGGATAGTGCCGCACGCCACCGATGCGCGTCACAGTAAATGGGGCGAACCATGTTTTGAAGCAGGCGTCCCATTCTTGATGGGAACGGATGTTGATATGCAGCTCTGTGCCGTCAGGCAATCGGGACGGGTTATTATTCGCCGTGATCAGAATGGTGCGCCTGGCCACCCGCGCCAATTCCCGACAAATCACTTCATCATCGCCTTGCGGGATGTGCTCGATGACATCGAACAGCGAGACAACATCGAAGCTGGCATCTTCGAACGGGAGTTGATGTGCCTGGGCATAGATGACGCGGCCTTCACGTAAGAGCGCCGGGACTACTTCCACCCCCATGACTGGCGCAAATCCTATGCGTTCGGCTTCGTCCAGCATTTCCCCGCGTCCACATCCGACATCGAGATAGGAGCCGCGACGCAGCTTGCCGAGGTCATGGATTGCATCAATCTTGCGTCCCTCCCCCATCCGATAGTTTGGCAAGGCATAGGCCGCTTCATATTTCTGCTGTTCGGCTATGCGGGCACTGTCGAGCATTTCGCCTCCTCAAGTGACAGCATGGGAAAGCAGCGCAAGGCCGAGCCCGGCGTGCAATTGACAATCCGAACGCCTGGCGGAAGCTGCGTGGCGGCCCTGTCGAAGTGGGCAATGAATTGCTGATAATTGGCGGCGTTCATCAATTGCGGCGGATGATCGCCAAAGAAGTGGCGCTTCGTGGTCGCCTGCATATCGAATCCGACAAGAAGAATCTCTTTTGCACCGAGGAGGATCGCGAGATTGATCGCTTGGAAGCCTGAGTTGCCGCCGTAATGAATGATGGACGGGTTCACGGAAAAGCCTTCCTGATCCTGCCCGCGAATGATTCGAAGGTCATATTGTGCGGCCGCCTTGCGCTTGTCGTTGCCGTTTGGATCATGGCTTGACCATTTCTCCCCGGCAAAGAATGTCACGCCGTGATGTACGTCCCACCAGGCCGCGTCGCAGGCATAGAGGATATTCGCCCAAGGAAAGAGTGTATAGGCATCGTTGACGGCAATGGTTTTGATGCCGAAGCATTGCCAGGCGACGGCTTGCGACAAGGACGGACCAGTCGCCGCGACGATGCAGCGTTCCCAGCCTTTGCGCGGTTGTATCGTTTCCAGGTTCATTTGTTTTCAGGAGCAGGGCCCCGGCTTCGATCAGCCGGAGCCCGCCTCTTGCCTTTGCGTTTCTTCGCCATCCGCTCCGATTAGGTTGTGCGAAGGAACTTGGCCGCGTCATTGTTCAGCACAATGCCGCCCTCGCGGCGTCGCACGTAGAACTTGACATAGCCCACCGAGGAGACTTCATCCCGGGTGATCCGTAAGCCGACTCGATCCACCAGGACATAGGCTTCCATCCAATTGCCGAAGCCAATCGGGAAATTGTTCGTGCCGATGTCCGGCATTTGTTCCCAAGTGGCCACCGGATAGCCAAGCAGCGAATCCGGCTGGCCTGCTTGTAGACCAGGAGCCCAGAGATATTGATTCTGTCCATCTTTCAGCTTGCGAACCGCTCCGGTGGTCAGGCTGTTCATAATCCACTTGGCCCCCATCCGATAGCTCGCATTGAGCGTATAGATGAGATCCATCAGGTAATCCGCGCCCACGACATTGCCAGTGGTCGGAGACACGCCGGACGGTGACGCCACGTACTGATAGGCCGCCGCGGCCCTGAGCGGGCTCGCTTCGTCTGCCGTCAATACCGGCGTGGTGTTCAACATGCCGGTTGGCTTGTTGGTTCCGTTGCCACTGATGACCGCCGAGCCTTCCTGCTTGGCGAATGAGCGGGCCACTTTCCCAGTCAGCCAATCGCTCACGTTGAAGAAGATGTCATCCAGTGACCATTCCGTCACCTGCGGATAGGCATACAGTTCGCCATGTGTCGGCGTCACTTCACGGAGTTTCGGCGTCAATGTCGCGCTCCGCGTGCCGGTTTCTCCGACCCAGCCCGACGTTTCCCCGCCGATATCAACAAGCTCCTTGTAATCGGAACTTCCAGACTGCACGACTTTTACAGTTTGGCGAACTGGTGAGAGTTTCGTCTCTAGTACGGAAATCATGCGGCTGATTTCCTCGGGCACGGCATAGCCGCCGCCTGAAGGCGTGCCGATGGTGATGTCTTTCTGTTCCATCCGTTGCCGCTCAATATCCTTGAGCTTTTGAGACACGGCGGGATTCTCCCCGCGTGCGCGGACCCATTGCTCAAAGACTTCCCGATGTTCCTGCGCCCGCTTCTCCTGCGGACTCTTGCCGGGAGACTTGGCGCTGGCTTCCAGCATTTCGAGCCGTTCGCGCTGGAAGTCGATTTCCTTCTGTAAGGCGTCTTTTTTCTGTACGGAGGCAGACAAGTCCGCCTCGATGCGTGTCAGCTTTTCGCCTAATTCCGCCGCGCCCGCCTTGTCGCCCGCTTCCAGCTTGGCTAGGCGTGCATCATTCGTCTTTTTGTATTCCGACCAGGACCGCCCCACTTTCTCAATTTCGTCTTTGACTTCTAAAAATGAAGACATTGCAACATCTCCTTTAGGTCGCGCCAATCTGAGTCCTCAGCGGCGCTGTGCTGCTCAGCGTGGAATGCCTTAACGCTGTGCAAAAGTTCAGTTTCCTCTGTGTCGGCAACGTCGCGCTGCCGCCTGTCTTGTGTTCCAGCGTCGCGCAGGAACTTGGATTTGAAAGCGGAAATAGCCCGCTGGCTATCTCGACGCGACAGCCCAGCATCGCGCAGGGTGCCTTCCAGATCGCGCCATTGTTCGAAGCCCGCCTGTTTGACGGCTGTGACGAAGGCTTCCGCATTCGCCGGGAATGTCACCAGCGAGACTTCCCAGAGGCGAATCTCTGTGAGATGGCGGAAGGTTTCTCCGTCGACCACTTCGTCATAGGCTCCCACCGTTTCAAAGCCAATTGAGAGCCCGTCCAGTTCTCCGCTTTTCACGCCTTCATAGAGCAATTGCCCTCGATCCGTGTTGAGCGCAAACAAGCGGCCCGTCACTTTCAGGCCCTTTCGATTCTCTTCCATGTTCGACCATTGGCCGGGCGGGATAAGGTCTTCAGCGGTCAGGCCCAGGCCGCCATGTTGCAACAGCATCTTCGGCCATTTCCCTTTGGCCTGCCATGCCTTGAGCGTGGTTGAGAAGGCCCCTCGGTCAATCACATCCCCATAGGAATCGACATTTCCGAAGACGGCCCCATAACCCGAGAAGGTCCCGCGCTCCGGTTCGGCTTTCACATCGGTCAAGGTGACATGTTTATAATTCACATCCATAGCTAGAGCCTCCGGGCCAGATCGCCCATGCGGTCCAATTGATGTTGCATGGAATGGCCGTTGCGTTGTGCATTCTCATCAGGCAGGTCCGGCGTGTCATTCGGCGTGCCGCTGTCCGGTGCGTCGACGGCGGGCATTGACGTTTGCCCTGATGGCCCTTGTTCGTAATAGGTATCGCCGCCCGCTCTAGGATTCATCCCCTCACGCTCACGCCATTCATTCGCGGAAATGACGCCCGCCTGCCGTTGGATGTTTAAGCCTTCCTGCCGTGTTTTGAAATCGCCGCGTAATGCCGCGTCGAGGTTGGCGCGAATAATCAAGCCGCTGTTGAGATCCGAGGGTGAGAGCAAGTCCCGCTCAAGCGCCGCTTCGAATTCGCGCAGGACTGGCAAGACCACGGTGAGAATAAAATCAATCGACTGCTGTTCGACGTTGTTGTAGGTGGCTTTCTGCAAATCGCCCACAAGATGCGGAGGCACGCCCAGCCCGCCCGCAATCACCGTCCGCTGAAATTGCCGCGTGGCCAGGAATTGCGCCTTGTCATTGTCAACGGGCACATCCTTCCAGTCGACGCCTTTCGGCAACATCATCGCCCGAAAGCGGCCCTTGTTCGCATAGGCTTGATAGAAGGTATTAAGGAAATCTTCTTTTTGCTGCTTTGTCCAATTGCCGGTATAGGTCGGCAGGAATTGGAACATGATCGACGGGAGGCCCCCATTGCCGAAGAAGCTGGCACCCATGCGTTCGGCCGCAATTTCCAAGGCAATGGATTGGCGAATATCATAGATGGGCGAATCTCCACGGTAGCCATTGCGGGCCGGACCACGCGCATGTACGACATCGGCGGCGCGATACTCTCGCAGCGAGCCATTGTCGCGCCTGATGCGATAGACCAGGCTGAAGTCATCTTGTTGCGCCACTTCGACATGATTCGGCGCGACAGGAAACAATTTCCGAACCGGGCCGGTGATGCCTTGCCCCTTAACCGCATAGTAATTGCCATAGCGCACGAACCAGGACGCCGCATCGCTCCACATAGACACGCGGCTGACTCCCTCTACACTCGGGCGCTGCAAGAGGCGATTGACGGGGTGATTCGGTTGTAGTTCCTTTTTCTCTCCCTGTGCCGTCGAGGTTTTCTTGTAGACATGGAATGGCGTGATGGCCATGCGGCCCGAGATCGCTTTGACCACGGCTTGCACGGTGGGGGATTCCATCGCCGTTTCCGGCGTCACCGTCACGCCTGCCGCCGTTTCAAGCAGGCTATCCATGCGGGCAATCCAGTCGTTGAGCGTAAAGGTGTCCGCGCCCTTCTTCTCACGCCGCATCGAGAGTTCAAAGCCAAAGAGGTTCATACAAAGACCAGTTCCGTGTCATCCGCTTCCACGAAGTCCGCAACCCCGAGTAAACCGGTGGCCATCGTCAACGCCGTCACGCCGTCAATGCGTCCCGTCGCTTTGCGCTTGTCGGGAATGTGATTGTCCGTCCCAGCCGGATCATGCCGAACGGCTGTGCTGGCGACGTTCCAGCGTAGGACCGGATTGACTTGCACGCGAATCTGTTTCTCGACAATCGCGTTTTCTAATTCCTGAAAACTCTTCGGCATCCAGAGCGGCGAGGCGTCGACGCGGCGGAAACCTTGCGGATGCTCCACCATGTCAAGGGTGACGCCTTCGTCCGCCAATTGGTCCGGCAATTCCTTCAAGCGATAGCGGTCAAAGGCCATCTTGGTAACGGAAAACTGTTCCGCCAATTCGGCAATCCGGGCGGCAATCGGCGGGAGGCGAATCACTTGGCCCGGGCACAGATGAATGAAGCCATCCTTGGCCCATTTGTCATAGGGCACACGGTCATGGTCGACGGCTTCGCGCAGGTTATCGAGCGGCTTCCAGTATTCTACAAAGGCATCGAAGGTGCCCTTGCCGGTTGGAAAGAGAATGGCTAAGGCGGTCAAGTCCTTTGTCCATGAGGCATCCAGCGCCAAGAGACAGGTCCGCCCGCGATAGTCGCTGAGTTTCAACGGATGCTCGACGGCTTCCCAGGCTTCGCGTCCGATCCAGCCATCCTGGGCATCCGTCCAGACGCAGAAATTGACGCGCAACACAAAATTCTCTTTCGAGGGAATCCCTCGCGCCTGATTGACTTGATCTTCTAGGTATTTGTCCTTGAAGGTATGCCCGAGCGATGGGTTGGCCTTGATCCAGCATGTTTTATCGGTCAAGGGACTGTCGCCCTTATCGAGCGAGCAGACATAGCCAAAGAAGGAATCGTCTTGGAGTTCTCCCTTGCATACTTTCTCCGCATACTGATGATATTCAAAGCAGACACTTTGCCGGTCACTGCCGGAGTTCGTAATCATGCAGATCAAGGCTTGCCTCCGGCCCTTTGTCCCGGCCCGCATGGTTTCGACCATCGCGTTGGTGCCATGTTCGTGGATTTCATCCAACAGCCCGCAATGCGGACGCGGCCCGGATTGGCCCTTGCCGCGCTCCTCTGTCGAGATCGGACGAAAAAAGCTGCCGCTAGTATCGTGGGCAATATTCGTGTACTCCGTCCGTCCCGCCAGACGCAGGCGCGAAGCCAGCGCGGGCGAGAGTTGCACCATCGCGACGGCATCGCGGAAGAGGACCTTTGCTTGATCTTTCTTGTATGCGGCCGCGTAGACTTCCGCTCGCGGTTCATCATCGGCGCATTGCATATAGAGCCCGATGCCCGCCAGGAGCGGCGACTTACCGGACCCCTTGCCCGTTTCGACGTAGGCCAAGCGAAAGCGCCGGAAGCCATCCGGTCCCTTCCAGCCAAACAACGACCCGATGATGAATGCCTGCCATCCGAGCAATGTAAATGGCTGACCTTCGAATTCCCCGCCGTTGAGCTTCAAGACTGTCTGAAAGAAGCCAATCACATGCACGGCCTTCTCGACATCCCATACCAGCCCGCGCAAGTGGCCATGCTCAAGATCCTTCAGATGCCGCTGACAGGCAAAGCGGACGAGCGGACCCGTCACAATCTCGCCTCGCGTCACTGCCAGGGCATAATCCGTGACCGGATCAGCGCCAACAGGCGGCTTAGTCTTTGAAGAATTTGTCTTCTTCTTTGGCATTCGTCGGTTTTCCATGAATGGCCAGGCGAGCCCGCGACACCGGATCGCCGCCAAGCTCGCCGCTCAAGCTACGCAAGTGTCCCATCATCGTCGAGCCGATGCTGAGCGGGTCAGCTTCGAATTTCGCTTGCAGGACACAGTAGCGATGCAAGGTGTCTGAATCGGCTTCCGTGAGCCAGGGCCAGCGTTCAACGCATCGGTCCCAAATCAGCCCCGGCGCTTTCTTCATTTTCGGCTTGATCGGCTTGCCGGTAGGCTCAACGTGATCCTTCAGGCCAGCATGACGGGTTGAATTGAAGGAATCGTCCACAATCCGCATCGCTGCCGTCTTCGGCCTACTCATTTTTGCACCCTCCAAAAAACCTCAAAACTCCACGCGAAGG